CTTGTGCATTGTCATAAGCGATGGCTGAGCCCTCGTTCTTAACAGGTGCAGCTGAGAAGCCAGACAGTTTAGTTTCTTCTTCAAAAGAACGCTCAGAGGTTTCAGTCTCATAAATTTCTTTATGTTCTTCACCGTAGCGTGCGTACTCCAGACCAAACAAAGCGTTCAAGCCAGGGAGTAACTCTTTTAATAGTTGTGCGCGTGAAATAGCCATTTTGAGTTACTCCTTAAACGTTAACCGCTTGGTTAGTATTACTGTAGTACTCATGGATACCGAAGTTGAATTTTACAATTGCTTCTTGGTAAATCGTGAACACCATAGTGCTGTTTGCTGGGATAGTAATACCTGTAGAGGCGGTACCGGTGGGTGAGTTAACTGTCGCAGCTTGTGCATTGATAGAAACAGTCTGTGAACCTGTGCCTGTAACAGCAGCGGAAACACGTGAACCTGTACCAATCAATTGACCGTTAGAGGCCAAGTAAGCAACGTCTGTACCCAAAGGTAATGCTCTAGACAAGTTAGTACACACCAAACTAGTAGTACCACCGCCGCTAGACAATGTTGCAGTAGCAACAATGGCTGTATCGGGCACCAAATCAACGATGCGGATAGGCAAAGTTGAAGTAGCGGCTGCTGTAGCAGCAACGATAGCGTTGGAAGAGTTACCAGTGTTGACGTTACCAGCCAAGTTAGAACCTTCACAGTTCATACCGACATCAGAACGAGCAATAGAGCCAATAGTTGTACCACCAGCGGCAGTAACAGCAGCCACACGGAACAATGTGTCAGGATCATCAGTTACGATAGCAACTGCGTCACCAGCCAAAGTGTTTGCGGGCCAATATTGGCTAAAAGTCTTCTGTTTAGTAACAGGGCTGGTAAATGTGCAGCCCAAGAACACACCAATCGTACCGTTACCAGCAGAGCCAGTAATAGCGCTACCGCCGGTAGTAACGATTGAACGTGTAATGAAACCACGCGATTGACCTACGATATCACCGTAGAAGATATTGGTGCCGAAGTTGTACTGGATCGGAATGTTCCGTGTTGAACCAGCAAAGACTTGACCACCAATCAGATTAATGGGTTTAAACCCATATGGGGCATCAATAATTGGATATGCCATTTAAAACTCCTAAAAATTTAAGAACCTTTGCCAAAACTTGTCGAAGATTTACTCTCTTTAAAGATAGGCATCCTCGAGTCACTTTGACGCATCAAGTTATTGTCAACAGCATCCGTTTGAGCTTGAGTTTGTTTCGCAAAGTGTGCGTTACGCTGCTCCATTAACTCAACTGGGCACTTGCAGAGCAGTAACCCGCCAATCTCAATATTTCCAGCGAACCGGCTACTAGGATCAGCTAACAGTTTAAATTTGGGTTGCTCTTCTGATGCGACCGGCTCCCACCCCTCGCGGAATTTCCCGGTGATGTTACGCTGGTCATATTCATTAAGAGTCGTTACCCGAATCCATCTGTACGCAAAACCCGGCTCCTTATCTGGCTCCGGTAGTAACTCTGCTTGTTGCCACTGTTTAGGGCGCTCCGTAGCAGCTCTACTATTCATTTCACGTTGTAATCTGTTCTCAGCCATATTAGGCCTCCAATTTCATAAGTTCACGAGCATATTGCTCGTTGGTTAATCCAAATTTCTTTGCCAAGCCCACCTGCGTCTTAGAAAGAACCACTTTTTTAGGAGCGGTGCTCCGTTTCGCTGGTGCGACCACCGTGCTTGGTTTTGTACGTTGAGGTTTTTCGTCCTCATCGTTGTCGGAAACTGACGTAAATTCTTCTGGGAATCTGCGCTGTACTTCCTTGTCTATTGCTGAATAGTACTCATCAGTACCAATAAAGCCTCGACCATATCTAGACTCTAAATCCTCGTGGACTCCTTCAGCATACCTGCGCATAGATCGTTTATTTTGATCAACGAACCATGGGTTTTTTGACACCCATGACGCAACTTTCGGGTCCATTTGAGGGTTTTGAGCCCTTTGTGGAGCTATTTGTACATCATTTTCTTCATTTTGTACAGTAGGTTTGAAATTTTTTGCTTTATCAAGCTTAAGCTGAGCACGGATCATCTCCTGCTGGGCTTCAAGTAGCTTATCGGAATCACCCGAATCGTAGGCTTCTTTGTAGTTACGGTTAGCTTTATCGACTTCCATCTCAGCGGAGTTCTGATATGTAGAAATAAGCTCTTTTTCGCCTGATTGCAAGACGTTTTTAAGCTTACGGTTCTCGTCAAGAATACGCTGTGCAACGGCTAAAGACTCTTGTTGCTCACGTATTGCAGCCTCTTTCTCCCTACGCTCATCGTGCCAAGCCTTCTTGTACTGCTTAAATTTAAGCTTTACGTTATGAGTGTATTCTTCCGATTCATCTGCCTTCTCCAAGTCTTCTTTAATAGTCGAAGGAAGGGGCTCTACAAACCGGTCTTCGGGGGGAGTATCGTCTTTAACGTCGATTTTTATATCGTCGCCATCTCCCTCAACAGATACATCTAATGTATCTTCGGGTTTACCCGTAGTTTCCTCATCAGGAAATTTAAAATCATCACTAAATTTAGGCATGTGCGCTCCTTATTTGCGTTTAATGCCGCGTGGGTCTTCTACAACACCTTCGACGTTGTCGTCGTAAATGATGCGAAATTCGCGGTCATGGATTAGTAAACGTGTACCAGCATTTGGGCGAACCAAAATGAAATCACCTTTTTTGCACCAAGGTCCGTTAGGAAACTTAGCTTTGTCTGCATAGCAGTCAGGGCCCATATCAACAACAAATAAAACTGTTGTGAGCAGCTCTTCGTAGCGCATTGTTTCATCCGCTTTGATCAAACCAATCTCGCTACTCTCATACTCTTTCTCTGCTTCAGGGATTGCGCACAGAATGCGGTAGCCGGCGGGCTTTGGCAACTGCTTTGCTTTCTCCTCTGCTTTTTTGTGCATCACAGCTGACAAGTCAACTGCTTTGCTTAGGTCTAAGACCGGTGTTTCACTCATCCGAGTTCTCCATGTTTTTTGTCAGGTCTGTAATATTCCTGCGAGCCGTGAGTAGACCTGTAACAACCCCACATTTTCCGCAGTACTCGTCGTAAGACTTAGCAGATTTGGCTGCTAAATCCTCTTCGATTTGTTTGATGCTTGCATCAATTTGTTGGATCAAAAGATCCAGCGCTTGTTTAGTTTGGTACATCAGTCACCCTTCTTTGGTTTCTGTTGTTGTTTGGATCTATGCTCAGCTTGCATCTGGGCAATCTCCCTTTGGTTAGCCAGCATCATTTGATGCTTTTGCATGTCCATGCCTGTTGAGAAGCCAGACTGCTCATGCGTATGGTCACGCTGGGCTTTATCAGCCTGCGCTTTCATCGCAATCTTTACGCCTTCAGTTTCTTGCTGCGCATTGATACGCTCACGCTCAATCTGCAACTGAGCTTGTTTGAGCATGACATCAGCCTGATCTTTAGCCGCCTTACGCTGTTGCTCTTGTGCTTTAAGCTGAAGCTCTTGCTGCTGCAACTGAATAAGCGGGTCTTGCGAAGCCTGCTCATTTTTCTTCTGTTGAGCTTCTTGCTGATGCTGCTGCACAATCTGCTGGGCTGCTTGCGCCGCCATCTGAGACACTTTGACCTCCATCTCTGGAGACATTTCAACTTCATCCGAATCCTCGTTGTATGGAGGTAGAGTCTGACCCATCGCCTGCTCAATCTGTTTGCGCATCTCCATACCCAAGTGTTCAGCAACGTGCGCCGCTAACGCTGCCCCAATAGACTGCGCCATCTGTGGGCTTTGAGCTAACAACTGCTGGATGTGCGGATCTTGCGCCGCTGCCATGTGAACAGTGATGTGTGCGTTGTGATCTTGATAGATAAACGCCTTGACAGGCTTGTTGTTAAGCAAGTTCTGGTTCTCTGTGACGGGATCACGCGGCTTCATGTCGTCATGTATTGGCACAAGCTTCTGGTAGTTCTTGATACCCAACACATCTAACATCTGACGATGCAAAAGTGGTAAGTCATAGAGTTGAGGAGCAGTTTGAGCAAGCTGTAAAGCCGCCTGATACTGAACAACTTTCTGAGCCATCGTTGCAGCGTTGGGGTCACTCACTGGGATGATATCGACCATGTCGTAATCAGCCTGCTTAGCCCTACGCCCACCTTCTTCTGGCTCGTAGCTATAGTCTGCTGGCGTGTAGTCACGGATGATTACTTTCAAGAGTTTGAACTCTTGCTTCATCGAGTAGTGGATGCGAGCCTGAACAGCACTCATCGTTTTCAACTGACGCTCAAGGATCGCCAAGGTTGTGCCCACAGGAGCTTGTGCTGACATGTCCGATGTCTGCAACTCAACCGCGCCAGCAAACTTGCGACCTTCATCAATAATTTGATTTAAGAGCGCCGCCAAGACCTGTGATGGCTCCTTGTATGGCAAAGGCATGATGTTGTCACGCATCGTACCGCTAGGAACATCTACATCACGGAATTCACCCGGGGAGATTGGGGTGTCGTCGCCCTTGGTACGAAGTCCTCTGGTTTTAAAACCACCGGGTAAGTTTGATAGAGTTCCAGCATCCACCAACTGACGAAGGATAGAAGTACCAGATTTAGCAAAAGCACCAATAAGGTGGACAAGGCCAAAATTATAAAAACCGAACCCGGGAATATAACCGTAGTGGACGAAGTGGGTACGCTTTTGGCAGAGGTCGTCGTCTGGTTCCCAGTTGCGCCTGATCGCAAGGATGTTCGTTGTTCCCTTCTCGATCGTAACAATATACGGGAGTGCAATACCCGTCGTTTTGCCGGTGTCCTCGTCTTTATGCTCATATCCTTTGAGGTCTAGATCGACCTGCATCTCCAAGAGTTTAAATCGATCATCTTGCGTTGCACGAAAGCCCATCTTTTCTGCAATACGCTTTTCTACTTCGTCCATTGTTTGAGTAGGTTCACCCAGATCAATATCACGGTAGAAACCCTCATGCTGTAGTCGCTTAAGATCGTTCTTGTTCTTACGCATAACGTGCGTGATACGTTCTGCATCAGCAAGACTTGAAGCACCGTATGGTACGACCACATCTTCCGCTGGCGCATACATAGACACCTGACGACCAAGGGATGGGTCGTAGTACACCTTCTTGAATGCGTTACCAGCAAGGCCCAAGCCCCACAACATGCGTTCATGCTCTGGCCTGTATTCCTTCATCACGTCAGTAAGCTGATAGTTCATGTCTTCTTGAACTCGCTCCGCCGCATCTTTCTTATCTGGAGTTTCCTTGCCAATGATTTTTGTCTTGACAGGGCCCATTGCAGGGAATGTCTCCATCATTGTCTCAGCTTGGAACTT